AAAGAAAATAGTTTTCAGTCCGGAGTATGTTGGAGAAAGCAAATATTATAATTCTTACTTCCCGGACAAAATGATTGAAACACCATTTTTTATTTTGGGCGGAGAAAAGAAAGATACAAGCAAAGTGATTGATATTCTTTTGCCGATTTTGGGCCCAGATAAAAAATATTTACAAATGACAAGCTTAGAAGCGGAACTTGTGAAGTACGTAGAAAATACTTTTTTCGCAACAAAAATAACTTATTGCCAAGAAATATTCGACTTATGTGAAAAAGTAGGCGCAGATTGGAACACAGTGCGAGAGGGATGGCTTGCAGATCCAAGAATCAATCCAATGCATACTGCAGTCTTCAGAGAAGATCGTGGATTCGGAGGAAAATGTTTACCCAAAGATACAAATGCACTGGCAGAGTACATGAGAAAAAATGGAATTGAACCAACAATACTTGATGCAGTGCTTAAGAAAAATAAAGAGATAAGGGGAGACAGGCCATGAGTGAAAAAGTAAATTGTAAATTATGTAATAAGAAAAAGCCACATGGTCACAAAGGTTGTAATGAGTGTGGAACTTTTAGAATTCAAATTGGAGAACCCAAACCCAGAAAGGAAAAAAAGAAATGAGAATATATTTAAAAGTCAAAGCCATTAAAACAGTACCAGGAAAACAAAGCCAATGAAACAATACAGAAAGAAACCAATTGTAATAGAAGCAGTCCAAATAACAGAAAGCACATTTTCAGGACCACATCCAAACCCAGAACACATAAAAGGATTAATTTATGATCCAATCAAGAAACAAGTAGAGATTGAAACTCTTGAAGGCACAATGATTGGAAATTTAGGAGATTGGATAATCAAAGGAATCAATGAAGAATTCTATCCTTGCAAGCCAGATATATTTGAAAAAACTTACGAGGAAGTTAATTAATTCAAAATGGAAAATAAAGATAAATCTACAAAAGAAAGTCCAAAGATGTCCCAAAAGTCAACTAAAAAGAGAAAACACTCCAAAAAACCTGCAAAAGGAATAGGAGAGGGCAGAGAAATAGAGTACAATTTTTCTGGAATGAAACCAACAAGAATAAGAAAAGCTGCATTTATTGAACAATTGATTGAATCACTTTACAATATAAAATTTGCCTGCAGACAAGTAGGAGTTGATCGTAGAACTTACACCAGATGGAAAACAAACGATTCAGAATTTGAAAGGGCTTGTGAAGAAATAAATGAAGGAATTAAGGATGAAGCAGAAGTTATGCTTCAACAGAAGATAACAGAAAAAGATACGGCCAGTTTAATATTTTTTCTAAAAACAAAGTGTAAAGACAGGGGATACATCGAAAGAAGGGAAAATGTAATTGAAGGAAAACTTGAATCAACTCAACTTATACCAGGAATAATTGTAATAGAAAAACCTGATGATGAAGAGGAAACACAAAAAGGTCTGGGTGCAGAGCCAATTCCACATCCAGATAAAAAAGAGAGTGAAGAGATGCCAGAACCCAAAGTGTCGGACCAAAAGAAACCTAACGATACACCACAAGACACCACTCAGCCAAGGTGGTCTGGACAATCTTGAAAACATTAAGGTTCTTTGTAGAAAATGTCATAATGAATTGCATGGAATTAAACCAAGAACAAAATCAAGAGTTGCATCTAAAACTTTCAATGGATATAAGAAGAAGGCATAATTTTAAAAAGAATTGATTGTTTATAATTTTACTTAAAGGGTTGTTCGGATGCCGTAGTAATCCTTCGGGGATGTAAACTCTGAATTAACAGAGCAAAGTTGTGAAAGTCAACGGGTCCTGGAATCAAGACGTGGCATAATTTTCTTTCAACCATATTTAAAAACAGAAGTATTTTTATTTAATTATGAAGAAATTAATTTTCAAGCCAACTAAAAAACAATATTTAGCTTTTCAAAAGTTGATGGATTGGACCACAAGATATATTTTATTTGGGGGTGGTGCAGGTGGTGGCAAATCTTATTTATTGGTTGCATGGATTGTGACAATGGCGCTTAATTATCCTCAAACTAAATGGTTTATTGGAAGAAAAGAATTGAAAAGATTAATGAGTTCAACATACATAACATTCTTAAAATTTTGTCAAGATTATGGTATTCCAAGAGATTCATGGAAGCTTAACGGACAATATAATTATATTGAATTTGTTAATGGTTCAAGGATTGATTTATTAGATGTTGATTATAAACCGAGTGATCCTTTATTTGAAAGATTTGGTTCGATGGAATTTACAGGTGGAGCAATTGAAGAAGTAGGAGAAGTTTGCTTTGATGCATATGATACATTGAAATCAAGAATTAATAGACACTTAAACGATCATTACAAAATCCCTGCAAAATTATTGATGACTTGTAATCCCAAACGACACTGGGCATATTTTGATTTTTACAGACCATGGACCAAAGGAGAACTTGATAAAGATTATTGTTTTATTCAATCCCTTTATAATGATAATCCTTATACTGCAGGAAGTTATGGAGAAACACTGGCCACAATTAAAAATAAAGCCAAAAGGCAAAGATTAATGTTGGGAGATTGGGAATACGAAGATGACCCAAGTGCATTAATTGACACAGATAAAATAAACGATTTATTCACAACTTCTCCAAGAATTGCGAGAGCCAAATATATTACTTGTGATGTTGCAAGATTTGGTGGTGACTTTACAGTTATCTTTTTGTGGCAAGGTTTACATCTGGTTAAAGCAATGTTTATGGAGAAATCAAGTACCAGGGAAGTACGATTAAAACTTGAAGAGTGGGCCAAGAAATTCAATGTTCCAAGAAGCAATATTATAGTTGATGAAGATGGAGTCGGTGGCGGTGTAAAAGATGAAATGCAAGGAATCAAAGGATTTGTTAATAATTCAAGTCCAGTCAGAACAAAAAAACAAAGAGAGAAAAAAGAAGAAAATTACTCAAACCTAAAAACACAATGTTATTACAGATTAGCAGACTTCATAAATTTAGGAAGAATGTCAATTGGAAAAGTTGAAGAAAAAATAAAACAAGGATTGGTTGAAGATTTGAGTATGGTTAAATCGGATAATGTAGATAATGATGAAATTCAAAAATTAATTAAAAAAGAAGAAGTGAAAAAAGTTCTTGGAAGAAGTCCAGACTTTTCAGATGCCTTAATGATAAGAATGTATTTTGAATTAAGCCATATTGATTATACTGGGAGAGCCGGATGAGGAAACTGGGTGTTCATTTAAGAAATTGTAAATATTGTGGCCGTGAATTTGGAGTAGTGCTTAAAGGAACAATTGGGATTAAGGATTATCCGAAGGATTTGAGATTTAGGCCTTGGAGAGCCATCACCTGTTCAAAACCGTGTTCAAGGGATTTGCAGTCAAAAAATAAAAAAGAAAAAAGAAAAAATAAACCAAAAACTATAAAATAAACAAAAACTTAAAAAAACCATGGAAAGAAAGTCTCATTCATTATTTAAAAATTGTGAGTTCGAAAAAGGTCAAGTAAAATCTCCTAAATCTTACAAAAAAAGTTATGATAATTATAGTCCTGCAGGTAATTCTGGAAAGGTAACAAAAGCTGGCAAACGTGCAGATTCATCTAAACAACAAGAAGAAAAAGTTAACCCAGATATTTTAAGAGGATATTTTTTGAGTGACCCAGTAATCAGACAAGCAATTCAAACAGATGTAGACAATGTGTGTGCAGGATATTATTTTGAGATGAAAAAAGATAATTCAGAATCAGAAGCACAGATTGAACACGCAAAGAAAATATTCTTAAGAGATAACTTTATGGAGAAATGGAGAAATATCCAAACTTGTCAAGGAGTTTATGATGATGCATACCAAGAGATTAAAGTTTATTTAAATGCAGAAGGAGAAATAGTATTCGATTCTTATATTTTAGAAACCCCTACAATTGAAATTAAAAATAAAGAGACTGGAGAAATAAAACATTATGAACAAAAAATTCAAGGAAAAATTGTTGCTGAGTTATCACCAGATGAAATAATTCATTACAGATTTAATGCATTTGGTGATAGAGATTATGGATTAAGCTTGATGGGTTCAGTTCTTTATTCTGGAGCAATTAGAAAATTTATAGAAAAATATAATGTTGCAATTTTCCAAAATCACAAACCAAGAAGTTTATGGTTGTTCCCAGAAGACATGGATGTTGAGACTTACAATGATAATGTTGATTTAATTCAAGATGCAAAATCTGATCCAAATAAAGATATTTATTTGAGAGGAACAGAAATTCAAAACAAAGCATTTGTTAATCAAAAAGACATTGATTTTATCCAAGGTTATAAAATCGCAAGAGAAGAAATTATAACAGGTTTAGGAGTTCCACCAATTATGCTTGGTTTACCAGAAGGTTCGAACAAGGCAAGCGGAGACACACAACTGCAAGCTTATGACAGAAGAACATCATCAAAACAGGAATCATTCGCATATAAAATTAATTCTGAGTTGATGCCTAAATTGGGTCTTGATTTAATTGAATTCAAAACAAAAAAACCCCACAAACGTGACGAAATAAGAGAGTTAGATATTGTAAATAAAATGAAAGGATTGGTGACTCTTAATGAAGCGCGTCTTGAATTAGGAAAACCAGAATTAGATTTAAAAGAATATCCAGAAGCAAATCAAATATGGAAAGATGGTCAAACAAGTTCAAATGGTTTTTCTGAAGAAACAAGGCCATCAGTTGAAGAAGACTTTGAAAAA